GGCTGCCCCGCCTGTTCAAGGAGGTGGACGGGGTCTGGCAGGCCATCAGGAACGTGGCCACCGCTGCGGACGCATGTGCCCAAGCCGTGGGCGGCTGGGGCAATGCGCTGCTGTTGCTCATCGGCCTGAAGGCCGCCTCGGTGGTGCTGGGCATCGCCTCGGCCTTCGGTGTGCTAAACGTGGCCATGTGGGCCAACCCGGTGGGCGTGCTGCTGGGTGTGGTGCTGCTCATCGTCGCTGCGCTGCCGCTGATGATCCGCCACTGGGACACCATCATCGAGAAGCTGTGGGCGGTGCGCGAGGTGGTGGAGAAGGTCTTCCCGAAGTGGATGATCGAGCTGAATGACAAGTTCCTGCCGAGCTGGGCGATGCCCAAGCCGGAGGGCAGCTGGGACGCGCCAGGCGCGGCGCCCGCGGCCGCCGTGGGGCGCACGGAGGTGGGCGGTACGCTGAAGATCCAGATCGACCAGGAGGGCCGGGCAAAGACGGTGGCGCTGCAGAAGTCGCCCGGCTCGCCCATGGACCTGGACGTGGCCTACACCGGCGCGCCGCTGGCGCTGCCGTTGTGAGGGGGCGCTGATGGCTTGGCAAGAGGAGCTGCGGCCGGCGTCCTTCCGGGGCATTCCCTTCAACGTGCTGGCCACCGACGGGCAAATGGGCCGCCGCGCGGCCGTGCACGAATACCCGGGCCGCGACAAGCCCTGGGTGGAGGACCTGGGCCGGCGTGCGCGGGTGCTGTCGCTGCACGCAGTGGTGCTGGGCGAGGACTGGCTGGGCAAGCGGGACAAGCTGATCGCCGCGCTGGAGACGGCCGGCGCTGGCGAGCTGGTGCACCCGACGCTGGGCGCACTGCAGGCCACGCTGATCGACTCGCGCTTGAGCGAGTCCACGGTCGAGGGCGGCATGGCACGCTTCGACCTGGAGTTCGTGGAGGCGGGCGAGCCGGCCTGGCCGAGCGCCCGCCAGGCCACGCCGGACCTGGTGGCGCAGAAGAGCCAGGCGCTGCGGCTGGCCGCCCAAACCGAGTTCCAGGCGTTCTTCAAGGTATCGGACCTGCCCGACTTCGTGGGGGCCAGCGCGGCCGCGCAGACCACAGCGCTGGCCGACTTGGCGCGCGAGGCGGCCGGCCGGGTGCAGGCACAGCAGGAGCAGCTGGCCGTGCTGCAGGCCAGCGTGGACTCGGTGCGCTCGAGCGCGACCGCACTGGTGTACGCGCCGGCCAGCTTGGGCGGCCAGGCGGTGGGCGTGGTGCGGCAGCTGTGCGCGGTGGCCACGCTGCCGGCCGATGCGCTGGGGCTGGCCAGGTCGCTGTGGTCGTTCGGATCGCTGGAGGTGGCCACGGGCGGCAGCGCGACGCGCCAGGCGGAGCGCCGCAACGCGGCTCACCTCGCCCGGCTGGTGCGCTCCGCGGCTGTGGCCGAAGCAGCGGATGCGGCCGCGCGGATGGACTTCGACAGCCATGAGCAGGCCAGTGCGCTGCGCGACGCCTTGTGTGACGCGGCGGACGAGCTGCTGCTGTCCGCCCAGGACGATGCGGCGTTCGACGCGCTGCGGGCGCTGCGCACGGCGGTGGTGGCTGACATCACGGCCCGTGGGGCGGACCTGTCTCGCCTGGCCAGGCACGCGCCGCGCGGCACCCGGCCGGCGCTGCTGGTGGCGCAGTCGCTCTACGGCGACGGCTCACGCGCGGAGGATCTGCTGGCGCGCAACGCGGCGACGGTGCGGCATCCGCTGTTCCTGCGCGCGGGTGTGGAGCTGGAGGTGCTGGCCGATGCCTGAACTGGCTAACAGCAGCCCGGCGGCGCAGGTGGCGCTGAAGGTGAACGGCACGATCTACGAAGGCTGGCTCTCGGTGCGCGTGACCACGGGCATCGACCGTTGTGCGGGCGACTTCGAGCTGGGCTTGTCCTCTCTCTGGGCCGGTGATGCGCTGCTGCAGCGTCGCATCCGGCCCGGCGACGAGTGCGAGCTGCAGCTGCATGGGCGCACGGTTGTGCGCGGCTACGTCGACGCGCTGGACGTGTCGATCGATGACCGCACGCACGTGGTGTCGGTGAGCGGTCGCGACAAGACGGCCGACCTCATCGATTGCAGCGCGGTGCACAAGCCAGGCCAGTGGAGCGGGCAGACGGTGCTGGCGATCGCCCAGGCGGTGGCGAAGCCATTCGGCGTGGAAGTGCGGGCCGAGGTGGACACGGGCAAGCCGCTGGGGCGGTTCTCTCTCAACACGGGTGAGACGGCCTATGAGGCGATCGAGCGCGCGGCGCGGCTGGCTGGGCTGCTGGTGACCACCGACGGCACCGGCGCGCTGGTGCTGACGCGCGCCGGCCTGGCCCGCGCTGCTGATGACCTGGTGTACGGGCAGAACATCCGCGCGGCCTCGGCCACGCTGGACGTGCGCGACCGGTTCCAGACCTACACGGCTCTGGGCCAGGCCGCCGGCGGCGACTACTTCAACGCTGCGGCCGCGGCCCACTTGAAGGCGGTGGCCACGGATGCGGAAGTGCAGCGGTTCCGGCCTTTGATCCTGACCGGCGACTCGCCAGGCGCAGGCGGCACGCTGCGCGAGCGCGCCCAGTGGGAGGCTGACGTGCGCGCCGCGCGTTCGATGCAGGTGAGCGTGACGGTGCAGGGGTTCACGCAGACCGACGGCTCGCTGTGGCGACCGAACCGCCTGGTGCGCGTGAAGGCACCGCCGCTGCTGCTGGACGAGGACCTGCTCCTGGCCGCCGTGTCCTACATGGTGGGCGACCAGGGATGCGTAACGCAGCTGGAGCTGACACGCGCCGACGCCTTCCGCCTGCAGCCGACCAAGGCGGACACCGGCAAGGCTGGCAAGCGCGCTTACTTCGACCAAGCGGAGCCGGTGCGATGAGGGGTGGCCTGGTGACGCTGTCGCGCAAGCTGGCGCTCATGGTGGGTCGCGCGGTGCTCCGCGCCGTGGACGACACCAAGGCCTGGCCCGCGGTGCAGCTGGAGCTGCTGGCCGAGGAGCTGCGCGCTGACGTGGAGTACGCGCAGGACTATGGGTTCACCTCGCACCCGCACCCTGGTGCGGAGGCCATCGCGGTGAGCGTGTCGGGCAGCCGGGATCACGTGGTGGCGATCAAGGTGGGTGACCGCCGCTACCGCCTGAAGGGGCTGCAGCAGGGCGAGGTGGCCCTGTACACGGATGAGGGCGACAAGGTGGTGCTCAAGCGCGGCGGCACGATCGAGGTGGTGGCGTCGACGAAGGTGCGCCTGGTGACGCCGCAGGTGGAGATGACCGGCAACCTGAGCGTGGCCGGCTCGGTCACCGTGGGCGGGTCGGTCACGGCTGAGGGTGACGTGTTGGGCCAGGGCACCAGCCTGCACGGCCACAAGCATGGTGGCGTGAGCACGGGCGGCGCCCAGACCGGCGTACCGGTGTGATGGGGAACGCGCATGGCTGACATTCGCACCGCATGGGTGGGCCAGGCCGGGGCGTGGCTGGTGGAGGGCGGAGACCTGGCCAGCGACAACGGCCTGGAGACTGCTGTGATCCTGAGCCTGTTCACCGATGCCCTGGCCACGACGCAAGAGGCGCGCGACGCCGGCGTGACGGAGCGCCGCGGCTGGTGGGCGGACGCGTATGCCGAGGTGCCCGGCGACCGAATCGGCTCGAAGCTGTGGCTGCTGTCGCGCAGCAAGCGCCTGCCGTCGACGCTGAAGCAGGCGCAGCAGTACGCGGCTGACGCGCTGGCTTGGCTGGTGGCTGACGGCGTGGCTGAAAGCGTGGACGTGGTGGCCGAGCTGGTGGGCACCGACGTTCTCGGCCTCACTGTGACGGTGCGGAGACGGGCGGCGCCGGTGGCCCGATACCGCTTCGATGCATTCTGGAAGGGGGCTTGAATGCCATTGAACCGGCCCACATTGGCCGAACTCATCTCGCGGGCGGCCAGTGACATCGAGGCGGAGCTGCCGGGCACCGACGCCCGGCTGCGCCGGTCCAACCTGGCCGCCATCAGCCGCATGCACGCCGCGGCGGTGCACGGGCTGTATGGCTACCTGGCATGGGCTGCCCGCCAGCTCATGGTGGACACGGCCGAAGAGGAGCACCTGGTGCGGTGGGCGGCGTTGTGGGGCATCACCCGCAAGGCGGCCACGTATGCCACCGGTACGGTGACCGTGACCGGGGAGAACGGCTCGGTGATTCCGGTGGACGTCTACCTGCAGCGCGCCGATGGCCTGCGCTACAAGGTGACGACAGGCGGCACCGTCGCCGGCGGCCAAGCACAGCTCACCGTGTGGTCCGGGCAGGCGGGCTTGGCCTACAACGCCGTGACCGGCACGAAGCTGACCTTCGTCGAGCCGGTCGGCGGCGTGAACACGACCGCCACGGTGGCGTCGCCAGGCATCAGCGCCGGCACCGACGCGGAAGACGACGATGCACTTCGCCTGCGCGTGCTGGAGCGACTGCAGCAGCCGCCCATGGGTGGCTGCAAGGCCGATTACGTGGCCTGGGCCAAGCAGGTGCCCGGCGTCACGCGCGCCTGGTGCTTCCCGCTCGAAGGCGGGCCTGGCAAGGTGGTGGTGCGCTTCGTGCGCGACAACGACGGCGGCAGCATCATCCCGTCCGCGGCCGAGGTGGCCGCGGTGCAGGCCCACATCGACCCGCTGCGGCCGGTGACGGCCACGGTGACGGTGGCGGCGCCGGCGGCCTTGGCGCTGAACCCCAACATCTCGGTGACGCCGGACACCACGGCGGTTCGGGAGGCCATCGCCGCGGAGCTGGGCGACTTCCTGCAACGGGAAGCGTCGCCCGGCGGCCGCATCTACATCTCGCGGCTGCGCGAGGTGGTCAGCAGCGCAGCCGGCGAGTTCGACTCGGTGGTGGTGTCTCCGAGCGCCGATGTGGTGCCGTCCGCCTCGCAGATCGTGACGCTGGGCACCATCACCTGGAGCTGACGTGGCAGCGAGCACCGCCGACTACGCCAACGCGCTGCGCCAGCTGTTGCCGCCTGGTGCGGCCTGGGAAACTCGTGGCACGCCCCTGGGGGACCTGGTGGACGGCACCACATCGGCGCTCGGAGACACCACCACCGAGTCGAACTCGCCGGCTGCGCGAGGTCAGCGAACTCCTGACGGATTGGGAGCGCGTGCTCGGGCTGCCGGACCCGTGCCTCACCGAGGCGCAGACGGTGAGCCAGCGCCAGGCGGCCGCGCGTACCCGCTACACGCTCAAGGGTGGCCAGAGCGCCGCCTTCTTCATCGGCCTGGCCGCGTCTATGGGCTACACGGTGACCATCGCCGACTTCTCCACCGAGGCAGAGGCGATCGCGGCGGGCATCACCTACACGGGCGACGGCTGGGCCTACACCTGGGTGGTCCACGTGGCAGCGGGCACGGCGGTGAAGCCGTTCCGGGTGGGCACCGGC